CTCAGTCGGTCACCATTAATGCTGTGGCCACATCTCTGCCCGCACCTCTCAAGGTGCTACGCAGAACGTGTACACTAGTGTTGATGGTAAAACCGTCATGACAACCAAGCAGAATATTACTGCTGCTCGGTTTCGTCGTGAAGTCAGACTGGCCCAAACAAAAATTGCGGCCGACCCTATCTCTGCGGTTAACAAAGAGTCGGGTTTCAGCGCGTATCTCGTCATCGACGAGCCACGCTCTGGAGTCTTTAGCGACACTGAGATCGGCTACGTGATCGATGCCTTGAAGACTTGGTTGACTTCAACCAATTACAACAAGGTACTCGGAGGTGAGTTCTAATGAAGAAGCGTAAGATTATTACTATCTCTACGCTGCTTTCTGCAGTTCTCACCACGGTTGCAATGGTCCTTTCGGGCCAGTTGCCGCCTTCACAGTAGTTTCTCGCTAACGGGAGTAAGCAATAGACGGTCCTGTTTCCACCATAAATATGGAGGTCACAGTGAAAAGACCGACCATGCTCGTCGAGGCTATCCTGCATAACGCAGAGATGGACCTAGACTTGTCCGTAGAACGCGATGTCGTATCACTACGACATCGTTTTAAACACGAAGGATGGTCGTTTTTAACGATCACCCTCCCCAAGCTCGCAGATGCCCTTGAACAAGGCCTCGAGCATGGGCTGTTCTCATGTCCTACTAATTTTAGTAGGCATGGAAGTCTCCCCCGTTTTATGGGAGGTTTCTTCAACAGAGTGTTTAATCGAAATGGCGAGCTACGCGATGATGCGCAACCGGAAGTTGTATTTTACATCCGGCAGATCTGTCGTTTCTTCAAGAAACTTAAGATCGCATGTAGCGACAAAAGAAATGTCGCTGCAGTTCAGCACTTCATTGACGTAGAAGATGAACTCCGCGAAATGACGCCTCTTATTGAGAGGGAGGATAACCTCCTAGACTCGATTTCAAGGATCTTGTGGTCTCAGGTTTTTCCTGAGATCGATCCTATGGATCTAGTCTGTCATCACGGTCCTGGAGCTACAGCAGAGAAATTGGCGTTAAACGAACGCCATCGTATTCAATGCTGGAATTCCCGGTCGGAGTTTCTATTCCCTTCTGACCTTCACTGCTATCCCAATTATGAGGTAGCAGCTCGTGTCAGCGGTATAGGGGAACAGATCGACTGTGTCGAAGGACCCAGATTTCTCGATATAAAGGAAGAAATTCCTGTTCGAGTTGTCTTTGTACCTAAAACACAGACGGCACCACGGGTCATTGCTATAGAACCTTCTCATGTCCAATTTACACAGCAATCCGTAAAGGACTATGTGTATAAGATCTTAGAAGGTCATAGCCTGACAAAACGTTCTATACGGTTTACCCGTCAAGACGTTAATCAGCGACTCGCTCGCAGTGGCAGTATCGACAAACGAACCAGTACTCTGGACCTGAAAGACGCCTCTGACCGCGTGCATTTGCACTTGGTACAGAGGATCTTTAAGAACTCAGGCCTCCTCGAATACCTCGAGGATGCGCGTTCGTTACATGCCACTCTCCCGGACGGGAGGAACATCGTACTCTTCAAGTATGCATCTATGGGATCAGCTTTATGCTTTCCTGTAGAGGCAATGGTATTTTATACCCTTGTTCAGAGTGCGATGCACCAACTCGATGGGAGACGTCCGAGTTCACGATCGATACGGAACTATTCCCGAAAGATCGCTATCTATGGTGACGATATTATCGTTCCCGTAGAATACACGGACGTAGTCGTGAGGTACCTGGAGCAATACGCTCTTAAGGTTAACATCAACAAGTCGTTCTCTAAAGGAAACTTCAGAGAATCTTGTGGTGCGGATTACTATAAGGGATATCCGGTTAATCCGGTGTATGCCAGAACAGTACCGCATGATGACTCACGATCCTGGGGAGCAGAAACCGTAATGTCTTGGAATGCGACCGCGGACCTTTTCTATATGAGAGGTCTTTGGCACGTAGCCCAAACTATACGGACTATGCTCAGTCGAGTGGTGAGACGTACCATACCCAAGTCCCGCGTTTTGGGGACTGGGTTAGCCCACTTTAGTTTCAT